GAAACAAAAGTCCGAAAGTCCGCGCAGCGCCAATCTGCAACCGCACACGCCATGACACAGAGCCTGCTGACCCAGTCCGAGTACGCGCGCCACCGCGGCTGCGACGAGGCGACGGTGCGCCGGGCCGTGCGCGAGGGACGCATCACCACGGCGCAGCGGCTGCCCAACGGGCGTGTGCTCATCGATGCGCAGGCCGCGGATGCGCAGTGGGCGCAGAACACGCGCGAGCGGGCCGACAGCGCCCCGGCCCCCGCGAGCGACTACAAGGCGCTGCGCGTGCGCCGCGAGCGCGCTTTGGTCTCGCGCATCGAGCGCGAGAACGATGAGGCCGAAGGTTTGCTGGTGCAAAAGGCCGAGGCCGCGCGCGCCGCGTTCGATGCGCTGCGCGCCTTGCGCGATGCGGTGATGGGCACCGCCCCCCGGCTTGCGCCCAGGGTGTGCGGGATGGATGACGTGCGCGCCATCGAGCAGGCCATTGGCGCTGAACTGCGTGCGGCCTTTGCGCTGACCGACAAGCGCCTGCGCGCAGCCCTGTCCGCCCCACCGGAGAACGCCCCATGAAACTTGCCGACGGATATGCTGTTGTGCTCTCTGCCGCATTGCAGGCCCTGCGCCCCGACCCCGAACTGCGCGTGGACGCCTGGGCCGAGCAATACGCCGTGGTGCCGCAAAGCGCCGCGCGTCCCGGCCCCTTCAGGTTCGAGCACAGTTATCCTGCCCGGCGCATCCACCAGGTCTTGTCGCCCCACGACCCCTGCCGCCGGGTCGTCGCGCGCGTGGCCTCGCAGATGTTCAAGACGCAGACGGCCCTGAACTGGATTGGCGCGCTCATCCATTTGAGGCCGCGCAACATATTGGCCTTGCAGCCCACGGACACCCTGGCCAAGCGCTTTAGCGCGCGGGTTTCCACCATGGTTGCCAGCGTGCCCGAACTGCGAGAGCGCGTGGCCGCCGCCAGGAGCCGCAGCGCGCGCAACACCGTGCAGGCCAAGGATTTTTTAGGAGACGCCACGCTGTACATGCACACGGCAGGCTCGGCGGCCAACCTGGCCGAAGTCAGCGCCCCCTACATCTACTTTGACGAAATCGACCGCGCGCTTGCCGACGTGGGCGCAGAAGGCGACCCGGTGGAGCTGGCCGAGGCGCGTGCGACGCAATACGCGCAGGACGCCAAGTTCTTCTACACGTCCAGCCCGTCCATCGAGGGCATGAACAAGATAGATGCCCTGTTCGGGAAAGGCACGCAGGAGCGCTACCACGTGCCCTGCCCGCACTGCGGCCACTTGCACGAACTGGTGCTGGAAAACTTCCACTACGACAGGGACCTGGACACCGGCTTTATGGCGCGCGCCTGGTTTGCGTGCCCAGAGTGTGGCGCGGACATCGAGGAGCGGCACAAGGCACGGATGCTGGTGGACGAGCAAGCCGGGGGCAAGGCGCGCTGGGTGGCAACGGGCAAGGGGGACGGCGAGACCGTCAGCTTCACCTTGAGCGCTTTTTACATGCCCGTGGGGGCAATCGGCTGGCTGGCCCTGGCGCGCCAGTTGGCGCATGCCAGAGAAATGCTCAAAAAGGGCGACCACGGCCCCATGCAAGTGTTCTACAACACGCGCCTGGGCAAGAGCTACCGCAGGAGCGAGACCCTCATTACCGCGCGCCAGTTGCAGGCCAGGGCCGAGGATTACAAACCGCGCGTGCTGCCCGAGGGGGCACTCGTTGCCACTTTTGCCGTGGACGTGCAGGGCAACCGCCTGGAAGTGCAAATCGAGGGCTGGGGGCCGGGCCTGGAACACTGGGTGCTGGACTACATCGTGCTGGACGGCGACCCGGCAGAGCCTGCGGACAAACCGGGCAGCGTCTGGCAGCGGCTCGATGAAATCCGCGCTGCGCCCCTGTTGCACGCCAGCGGCGCGCGCATTGCCGTGAGCGCCTGGGGGATAGATGCGGGCGGCGGCCACACGCAGGCGGTCTACGACTATGGGCAGCGGCGCGCACACCTGGCCTGCACCATCCTGGGCGGGCACCCGAGGGCGGGGCGGCCCATCATCAGCAGCGCCCCGAGCAGGGTGGGCATTGACTGGCGCGGCAGAAAGGAAGCGGGCGGGGCGCTGCGCTGGCAGGTGGGCACCGACGTTGCCAAGGACTGGCTGCTGGCGCGCATGCACCTGGCGCAGGGGCCGGGTGCCATGCACTTTCACGACAAGCTGCCCTCTGAATGGTTCGACCAGATGGTCAGCGAGACGGCGCAGGTGCGCTGGGCGGGGGGACGCGCCGTGCGCCGCTGGGAAAAGCCCAACGGGGCGCGCAACGAGGCCTGGGACTTGTCGGTGTACAACCTGGCCCTGGCCCACAAGCTGGGCTTGCGCAAGTGCTCGGCGCTGGACTGGCAGGGGCTGCGCGAGCGCATCGGGCACAGTGCCGGCAGCGGCCAGGTGCCGCAGCCTGGCGCGCGCGTGCTGCGCCGCCCCATCTTCTCGCGGGGCATCCAGCCATGAGGGCCACGCCTGCCCAGCAAATGGCCCTGCCCTTTGACGGAGCCTGGTGTGCGCCCCCTGCGCCCCTGCCCGCGCAGCAACAAAGGGCAGACGAAAACCTGCACCACCTGTGCCAGCGCTGGGTGGCCTGGCAGCGCACGCGCCGCTTTTATGCGCCCGCGCCCCCGGTGGGCACGTTGTGTCGCATCGCAGCCGGTGAGGGCGGCTACAAGCAGTTGCGCGCCATCAAAGGCGCTGGCGGGCCGGACGCGCTGCTGGACGCGCGCCTGGCCGCCTTTCACCTGGCGTGGCTGGCCCAAAGCGACGAGCGCCTGGACAAGGCCGTCTTCAACGCCTGGTACCTGCACCGCAGCGCAAAGGGCAGGCCCCTGCCGGTCAAAACCCTCGCTTCCGGCATGGGCATCAGCCGCCAGCAGTTTCACCGCCTGCTGGCGCAGTTTCGCAGCAAAACCTGGCGCGCGGCGCAGGCCATACTGGCCGCAGAGTTCGGGCGCAGGCCCTGCCCTTAATCAGCACGCAATGCCAAGTGTGCGATGTAGCCGGAGCGGCTTTGCCCCGCCTGCCTGGCCCGTGTATCGAGCAATGCCAGCACGCGCCGGGGCAAAGTGATGTTGACGCGCTCGCTGGCATCATCCATCAATAGCGGATTGACCTGGGCCAGTGCCCAAATCCAGCCCTCGTACTGCCCCGTTTTTTGCAAATCAACAATGCGCGATGGCGCGGGTATGGGCGCAGCCCGCGCGATGGCCTCTTCAATCCACAGCGCAATGGCCTCTTCGGCATTGGCAATGGCCTCTTCCGGGCCGGAGTCCGCTGCAGAAAAACATCCTGGCAAATCCGGCACCACAACGCCCCAGGCGCTGCTATCACTGCCGCACTCTATTGCAATGGGATATTTCATGGTAAAGCCCTTTACAAAAGCCGTGCCTGCTTCAAAATCTGTCGAATCAGCCCCACACCCAAATCCTTGCGTGGATGCGGCACCACCACGTGAGCGCCAAGGGCGGGATGAACAAACACGTGGTGGGAGCCTTTTACCCGGCTTAGTTGTCATCCGGCCTGCGAAAGACGTTGAATCAGTTCATGGCTACTCATGATGTGTGTATTATACACATTTTTGACAAAGCAAAAAAACCTATATCATGAAATAAAGTATAAGTCAATAAAAAAAGTGTCGCATAAAAATGCGACAAAAAACCGCTTGCCGGGATGCGACACATTGGCCCAAAATTTGGGGTAAATCTGCTATGGGTGAGTTGGTGCGTCCAGGCGGCAAAAGGCGGTAAAAAGCGCCAAAACTGCCAGAATTCGCGGAAAAAGGCGTGAAACTGCCCGAATTGCCCGCAGCAGAAAAGCAACACCCCTCCTGCCACACCACCCTTCTTCGGCCCCCACATGCCAGGCGCTGCGGGGGTTTTTGTTTGCATGCTCACCATCCGGCACAGCGGCTCCCGTTTGGGGGCCTTGGCGCAAAAGGTACGCCAAGCGCCGCGCGCCCTGCTGCCGTATGCCGCTTCCAGCGCCCTGACGCGCACGGCGGTGCACGCGGCGCGCGTGGCCCTGCCCGCGCAGATGCGCCGCGTCTTTGACTCGCCCACGCCCTGGACCTTGAACGCCTTGCGCACCGAGCCAGCCCGCAAGGAAAGCCTGCGCGCGCGCGTGCTGGTCAAGAACACGCCTTCGGGCCAGCGCCTGGCGCAGGAGCGCTTTTTGCTGGCGCAGGAAAGAGGCGGCGCGCGCGGGCAAAAGCGCATGGAGCGGGCCTTCTCGGCCCTGGGCGCGCTGAGCGCGGGCCAATGGGCCATGCCCGCAGCGGGCATGCAGCGGGACGCGCACGGCAACGTGCGCGGCTCTGACGTGCGCGGCGTGCTCGCTGCCGTGCGGGGCAAGGGCGGCAAGTGGCGCGTCTTTGCGGGCAAGCCGCGCGGAGGCAAGCGCAGCCAGGGCCTGTGGCAGCGCCACGGCGAGAACAAGCGCCTGCGCCCGCTGTTCATCTTCACCGGCAAGGCACCCGTCTACGGCAGGCGGCTGGACTTTGCAGGCACCGTGCGGGAAGTGGCCAAAGAGCGCTTCGCGCAGGAGTTCAGCCGCGCCCTGCAAGAGATGCAGGGCAAGAGGAGGGATTGAACATGGAACTGACCCACTGGCAAGAGCGGCTCAGCGCCTACCTGGCAGCGGAAGCGCAAATTTTGCGCGCGCAGGAATACACCGTTGGGCCCGGCACGCGGCGCATGCGCAGAG